GGTTTTAAAGGAAAATTAAAGTTTGATTACTTTGGAAAAGATAAAGACGCAATAGTTTTTGAAAGAGAAACAAATGAAGAAAAAAAGTCAAAATCTGGCAAAAGGAAAAATGGTTAATTGTCTTGGTTGGTGTAACAAAATGTTTTTTTCTATAGATCCAATAAACATAAGATTTTGCAATAAGTGTAAAGACAAAAGAAGAGATATGGTTTTATCAAAATTTGAAACAAAAGAATTAAAAATAAACAATGATTAATTTTTTAAAATCAATATTCTTTGGAACTCCAAGATCAGGAAAATGGTCATCGTTAAGAGATAAACTTATAAAAGAAAGCGGTGAGTGCTTGTCGTGCGGAGTAAAAAAGGAACTTACTTGTCATCACATAATACCATTTAGCATAGATAAAACTTTAGAGCTTGAAGAATCTAATTTGGTAGTTTTATGCGAAACATGTCATTTTGTTTTTGGGCATTTGAAAAGCTGGAAATCATATAATAAAAATGTTATAAAAGACTGTAGAGATTATAGGTTAAAAGTGGAGTATCGACCATGAGCGAACCAGTACCTGGTATATTTCAAAAAGCTGTTAATTTTACAAAAGCAGTTGTTAAACATGCAGCTACTGGATTTCAGCGTGTTCCATTAAATGTATTTCATGACAGAATGAATATATGTAACTCTTGCGAAAATAAAACTCCAGAAGGAACATGCAAGCTATGTGGTTGTTTTTTAAATATCAAAAATACATGGGCTTCTGAAAAATGCCCTGCTGGAAAATGGGATATATTTAATGCTCCTATTCCACAAAATATAGCAGGACAGGTTAATCAAGTTAATCAAGCACAACCAAAACAAGGTGGTTGCGGATGCAATAAAAGCGCTGTTAATTTTAGTAACCCAATAGGTCCAACTTAAACAAGCAAATAATCCTCTAGTATAGTGTATTTAATACTAGGGGTATTATGTCTAGAAAAGCATATAATAATTCAACAGTCGGAGAAATATCTGGTAAATATTGGGCTTTAGCTAAAAAAAACGCAAAAAAAAGAAATATAGAATTTAATATAACTAAAGAAGAAGCTTGGGATATTTTCCTAAAACAAAATAGAAGATGTATTTACACAGGAATAAAAATAACTCATTTAAAATATTTATGCAGAAAAAACGGTAAAGAAATTTATCATTTAGGAACTGCTTCTATGGATAGAATAGATAATGATTTAGGATACACTAAGGAAAATATTCAATGGGTTCACAAGGATGTAAATGCGATGAAATCTAATTTTAAGGAAAAATATTTCTTAAAAATTTGTAAACTTATAGTTAGGAGATTGTTATGCCATTAAAAAAATGCAGCGACAATGGTAAAAACGGTTGGAAATGGGGCGATCAAGGCAAATGCTATACTGGCAAAGAGGGAAAGAATCAAGCTATTAAACAAGGCGTGGCTATTGAAGGGCCAGAAAAGTTTGCAAAAATTATGCGTGAAAAAGCTGCTGAATGGGCTGGAAAAAGTCTTTACGATAGTTTAAGTGATGATGAAAAGGAATTAGCTAATGCATTGCTTTCTCTTGCTGAAAAAATTGGTCCTTTAGATAAAGGCGAAGGTATTTGGGTTGGTTATGAGGGCGCTTCTACTAACTCAACAAAAGATATTGGCGTAAAATGCGGTAATTGTGCGTTACATAAATCTGAAAATGCATGTGCTATTTTAGATCAAGAAATAGAAATGGACGGAGCATGTAGATTTGCTGTAATACCACCAGGACTTGTTAAAACTAAACAGATAAATAAAGACATAGAGGAATATTTGAATGAGGATTCTAACGGAAAATCCACTTCTTAAGACAAAATGCAATTTTATAAACATAAAAGAAGGTAGAAAAATAGCAAGAAGACTTGTTGTTTTTATACAAGATTTTAATAAAAAAAATAAGAATAAAGCAGCTGGAATAGCTGCTAATCAGCTTGGAATTAATGCTTCTGTAGTAGTTGTTTTAATAAAAAATAAACCGCTAATTTTGATAAATCCAGTAATTACAGATTTTTCAAAATCAAAGTTTGCTCATGAAGAAGAGTGTTTAAGTTTTCCAGATCAAAGACTCACCGTTTTTAGACATGATTGGATAAAAGTAAAATCTGATTATTCAAAAGAAGAAATGTTTTTTGGTCAACTTGAAAACATGGATATAAACAAAACAAATCTTTTTGAATCGGCTTTAATACAACATGAAATAGCTCATCTTTTTGGTAAAACAATTCATGATTTTCAATGGGAAAATTCACCAAGTCCTAGAGAATGGTAATGTTTAATTTTAAAGTAAAAACAGCAGAAGAAAATAATGACATTACTTTGTTTATAAATAAACATTCTTATAAATTAAACATAAGTGATTTATATGAGTTTATAACAGATTTAAACAAAGCAAAGTTTGATTTTTTAAGAAAAAAACAAAACACCGAAATAGACAAACCATCTTAAAATTTCTATAATGACTTCATAACGGAGGCAATGTTATGAAGACACATTATGCAAAAAGAAATGGTAGAACTGGTCAAAAGTTTGATACATCAATCGAAAGCATTTTATATCAAATACTTCCAGACGATTGCCTATTAACTAAAAATGAAATACAAGAAAAGTTAAATTTATACTTTAAGCAAAAACCATCTGAATCAATTGGTCGTTTTGGATCAAAAGAGTTAGACTCTTGTATATTCAATTTGTGTCAAAAAGGTTATCTAAAAGAAATTTTTGGCATAAAGTTAGAGAAGTTCATTAAAACATTGTCATAAAAAAAAGTGTATTTAATAGCAGTCTCAATATAGGAGTCTGCTATGTCCGTATACTATGAAATATGGGGCATTCTCCCAGACAAAAAGAAAAGGTCTTTAATAATGACCTATGAAGAAGATAAATGGCAAAGAGCAGAAAAAAAAGCTGCTAGACTTATTGAAATGGAAATGTCTGGGGTTGTTTTGCTAGAAAAGAAGACGAATGAAAAAGATTAATATAGTATGTCCAGTTAACCAACTTGGATATGGAATAGTATCTACGAACATAGTTAAAGAAATTGCTAAAAAGCTCGATGTTTTTTTATGGCCAATAGGACAAATAGACAAATCTATAAATGATTATCAATTTTTTGAAGATTTAAATAAAAAGTCTGATTTTTATGATAAAGATGCTTCAAGTTTAAAAATTTGGCATCAAAATGATTTATCTATGCATCCATCTAAAGGAATTAGAACTGCATTACCAATATTTGAATTAGAGCCACTACAAAAACATGAAGTTCATCAAATGAATTGTATGGATATAATTTTTTTGCCAACTCAATGGGCTGTTGATATAGCTATAAACTCTGGTGTTAAAACAAAAATATTTAAAACTCCGTTTGGTGTTGATCATTCTATTTTTGATAAACCAAAGCAAGCATTAAACAAAAACAAATTTACATTTTTAAATGTTGGTAAATGGGAAATAAGAAAAGGTCATGACATTTTAATAAAAGCTTTTCAAAAGGCATTCCCATCTGACAATGATGTTGAACTTATAATGCATTGTGACAATCCGTTTTTAAACGAAGAAGAAAGAAATAATTGGGAAAGCTATTATTCTTCTGACAAAAGAATAAAGATTAGCCATAGATTTAAAACACAACAAGAATTATTTGAATTGATGTCATATGCAGATTGTGGTGTTTTTCCTGCTAGGGCTGAAGGATGGAATATGGAATTAGCAGAAATGCTTTCTATGGGAAAAAATTGTATAGCTACAAATGCTACTGCTCATAAAGAATTTATAAACAATGAAATATGTGAATTGGTAAATGTAGATAAATTAGTAAAAGCATATGATAATAAATGGTTTTTTGGTCAAGGATATTGGCCAAATCTTGATGACAATTTTATAAATCAATTTGCAAGTAAAATGATCAAGGTGAAAAACCTTAAAAATAATTTTAATAAAAAGGCATACGATGAAATGAAAAAATTAACATGGGAAAAAACAGCTTCGTTAATAACGGATTATATTTATGGAAATTAAAGAATTGTCATTAAATGATATATACAATGGCTATTCTGATTGCCTTAAAGAAATAGGTGTATTTTTTATAGCTAAAATAGAACTAGAAAGATTTGTTCAATATTTGTTGAAAAAGAACAGCAAAATATTTTGTTTTTATATTAATAACATAGTAGCTGGAACTATAACTATAGATTTATTTTCTAAAAAAAATAAAAATAGTTGCTATATTACAAATCTTTGTGTTCAAAAAAAATACAGAGGACAAAATATATCTTATGAACTATTAGAACATTGTTATAATTTTGCAAAAGATAACATGTGCCATGAATTGTGTTTACATTGTGAATCAAATATGATTTCTTTTTATGAAAAGAACGGATTTTTTTGTGAAGGAAATTGTATGAGGAGAAAAATAAATGTCTGATTTATCTTCTATAACTTTTTTCTTAGACAAAGAAGATGTTTACTGTAAAGTTAACCTAGAAACACTAGAAAATAATAAGGACGAGCTTGATTTAATAAAAAGAACTGGCGACTTTTTTGCTTTATTAAGTGTTGGGGCTTTAAAGCCAGTTATAGTTCATGCTTTAGCAGAGTATGGAATATTAACAAACAATAAAAGAATGACAGAAAATATATTAATTTCCTTTGAACAATCTTTGAAAAGAATATCAAACCAAAACGAAACAAGGGAAAGGCCAGTAGTATTACCAACTGAAGCTTTTTTAATAAAGGAAAAACAATGATTTCTGCTGAAATAGTAGCCGATTCAATAAGCCCGTCCAATCAAAGAATAACAAGTTTTGTTTGTATTTTTCCTAGATTTATATTGTCTGAATTTAATACGCACAGAATGTTATCTAGAAATGCTGCTAGTAGTCGTGCTATTCCAACAAAAAAGTTTTTAGAACAAATTATTAATGATCCTGTTTTTCCTGTTCATTGGGGAAAAAATCAATCTGGTATGCAAGCATTTTTAGAATTGGATGAAGAAAAAAAAGAAAACGCTAAAAAAATATGGTTAGAAGCAAGAGATAAAATGATAGATAGTGTTTCAAAATTACAAGAACTTGGCTTACATAAACAAATAACAAATAGATTATTAGAACCTTGGTTTAATGCTACTGTAATTGTTACTGCCACAGATTATGAAAACTTTTTTAAACTTAGAATAAATAAAAATGCTCAACCAGAAATATTTGAATTAGCTACTTTAATGAAAAAAGAAATAGATAAATCAATACCAAAAAAAGTTGACATTGGATGTTGGCACATACCTTTTGCAGATAAACACATCAATAATGTTCCAGAGGAAAAAAATCTTTTAAAAATTGGCGTGGCAAGGTGCGCTAGAGTTAGTTATTTAAATTTTGAAGGCGTAATAGATTATGAAAAAGATTATGCGTTACACGACCAATTAAAAAACGATGGTCATTGGAGTCCATTTGAACATTGTGCAACACCGTGTTCGGAATCAAATAGATCATATGGAAATTTTTCTGGCTGGAAACAATATAGAAAGTTTTTTAAAGAAGAAAATGGAAAATGCGAAAAATAAAATGGTTAAAATGGGAAGACCCATTAACTCCTAAAACAAATAACGATATTAAAAATTTTGAAGAGCAAGAGCAAAAAGATAGTTTTGATCAAGAAAATGATTTTATTAAACATGTTAGAGTTATATCGACTCCGCAAGGAGTAATACCTTTGGCAGAGCATGGTCTTTCCAGCAATCTTTATAAACTTTGGGTTGGCCATACAAATTTTGACATTACTGATAAAATTGTATCTGCTATTGAAAAAATTAAAGGCGTTGAAATATTAAAAGTTTGGACTAGATATAGATTTTGGATTGGCATAGGAAATATGTTTGATGTCGAGAAAGTTCAAATAGAAATAGAAAATAAACTTTGTCATAAGTCTTTTCCTGCTAAAAACTTAGTTGTTAAATCATTATTAAAAGCCGTTAAGAACAAAGATGTTTCTTGGGCTATATGTTCAAATAACAAAGGTGTCTTAGAAACAATAACTGGAAAAAATGATTTAGATGTTAAAAAAGAAGTGTTGAAAAACAATTTATATGTTATAAAATGTAGTTGGCATTTTAACTAACAGGAGTAATCATGTCTGATGTAAAAACTGCAATTAGTCCAGAACAAGTAGCTCGCTCTATTAGTCTTATTGTTTCCACTTTGAAGTGGATTACCACAATCATTCCTGGCGATAGCGATGACAAAATTGTTGCTGCTGTAGTCAAACTCACAGAAGAACCTTGGTTTATTTCTGCTCTAACTTTTCTTATTAATAAATTTGATGGCGATACAAATAAGATTACTGCCGATGACTTCATTCTTGCTGTAAAGAAGGCGCAAGGACAGAATTGATAAAAAAAATATTTTGGGAAGTAATTTTTGATATTGTAACTGTAGTTATATTTGGGGCAGCAATTACTGCCCTAATTTATATTTCTAAAAATTTTCAACCACATAAACACACGGACAAATGTTTGATAGAGGAAAACAAAAAATGAAGATTATTTTGTCTTTTGCTTTAGCACTTGTTTTTTCCTTCAATGTTTTTGCAGAAAAATTTGTAATTCCAGATCAAAAAATTGTTGGTGCTGAAACACCAATTGCTCTTGGAGAACTTGTTGATTTATCTGTAAGCCCGATCAAAAGCCCTCCTCAATATTTAGTAGAAACTACTTATACTTGGAAAGTTCTTGATGGATATACCGAAAAAAGAGTTAGAGATTATAATGGCGGTGTTTTCTTTGGTGCTGGAATTCAGCCGAAAAGACTAAAAGCTCTTGTTGCCGTAACATATCTTTATGCAGTTAAAGAACAGGATAAAATTACCGAGACTGCTGCAAGAACAGCATTCTTATCTACCGATGTTCTTATCGGCGATGAAGCTCCTCCTGCACCAGAACCAAATCCAAACCCCAATCCTAATCCAGAACCAGAACCAAATTTTCCAGAGGGAAAGTATAATCTTTCTCCATTTATTTATAATTTGACTAAAACGAAAATCAATTTATCTAAATCTGATAAGGCTAAACAGGCTAATGCTTTAGCCAAATCATTTGAAGGAATAGCTGCTGCTATTGCTGCTGGAACTATTGATGACCAAGAAGATATTTTGAAAAAGACAGCAGAAGCTAATCGCTCTTCAATTGCTGCTGTTGGTGGAGATAGGTCAAAATGGGAAATTGTTTTTAACGAAATCCAAGAAAAGCTTTATGGTCTTTACAAAGATAATAAGATGGTAACTAAACAAGATTTTGCTTCTGCATGGCGTGAAATTGCTGCTGGATTTAAAGCTTTTAAATAAGGTGAATTAACATGTCAGATATTTCAAAGTTATATACAGATGGAACAGTTAATGGTTGGGCAGGAAAAAATAATCCCGATCTTGTCAAATCAGAATTTGATCTACTAAAAGATGATGGCTCTTTTAAAGATCTAAAAATTTTTAGTGCCAGCAGAGATACTAAAGGTAAAAAGCTAATGCTTTATGATGTAGTTCGTAAAGTATTGGGCAAAGATACTGAAAATTATGGCCAAGAAATTGGTGATTGCGTTTCGTTTGGCGCTAAAAACGCAATTGAATACTTAATGGCTACAGAAAAACTAATGAAGGGCGATAGAGAAGAGTGGAATCCTATCTTTCCTCCATATTTATATGGTACGGGGCGAGTATTTATTGGGCGTGGACAACTTGATGGCAGCGATGGTTCACTCGGTAGTTGGATGGCAGATGCTGTTATTAAGTTTGGAGTATTACGATCTAACTTCACAAATGTTCCGAAATACTCAGGAAGAGTAGCCAGTAAGTGGGGCGATAAGCCAGGCCCACCTACTGAATTCGTTAATGAAGCAAAACTCCATCCTGTAAAGTCTGCTGCTCTAATTAAGAGTTGGGATGATCTTCGTGACGCAATTGTAAATGGTTATCCATGCACTACAGCTAGCGACATTGGATATAACATGGAACCATCTTCTGATGGCTTTCATCGTCAGACAGATAGTTGGGGTCATCAAATGTGTGTCATAGGAATTGATGATGGGTATAAAAATGGTTCAGATCCTTACGCTATTATTCTTAATAGCTGGGGAGATTGTCACGGCAATCTTAAAGATTTTGATACTGGTGATAGCTTGCCAGCTGGTGTTCTTCGTGTTCGCAGGAAAGATATGGAAAAACATATTCGACAGGAAGAAACATTTGCCTACTCGAACTTTGATGGATTCCCAGAACAATTAATTGACAAAAAACTATTTATGTTAATTTAAAATGATAGAACAAATATATAAAAATCATTGTAACTCTGCTAGCGATATAAATGAACATCTCCCAATACTTAAAAAGTATGGAGAAAAATGCTCGCATATAACAGAAATGGGAGTTAGGGGTATAGTATCTACATGGGCATTTGTTGTTGCAAAACCAAAAAAGTTAACATGCATAGATATAAAACATCCGAGTTCTTTTGGAGCAGAAGAAAAATTTAATAATTTAATCAATGAATGCAATTTAAATAATATAGATTTTAAATTTATACAAGGAAATACATTAGATATAAACATTGAAAACACAGATCTTCTTTTTATAGACACTCTTCATAATTACGAACAAATAAAAACAGAATTATCAAAACATAATATAAATGTTAATAAGTTTATGATTTTTCATGATACAGTAAGTTTTGGAAAAAGAAATGAAACTGGACATGGAAAAGGTATATTGGTAGCAATTAATGAATTTTTAGATGAAAATAAAAACTGGAAAGTTGTTGAAGATTTAAAAAACAATAATGGACTAATGGTACTAGAAAAAATTGGAGATAATAATGTTTGATCATACAGAAGGTTTGCAGTATGGCCGTCCAGATAAAAACGATCCAAGAAAAAAACCTGCAAAACCAGAAGAAAGAAAAAGGGGTTCTAAAAAGAACCCAAAAGATTCAGCCAGTAAACCAAATAAGAATATAGAAGTTTCTAAAGAAACTGAAGATAAAATTAGAAAATTAATGCAAGAACACAACGCAAAAAATCCAAAGTTTAAAGCTAATATGGCTCAGTTAAAAGCTGTATTTAGGCGTGGTGCTGGTGCATATTCCACAAGTCATGCCCCAGGAATGGATAGAACTAGATGGGGTCTAAATAGAATTAAAGCATTTCTTTATCTATTAAGAAACAATCGTCCATCAAACCCAAACTATAAACAGGACAATGATCTTTTGCCTAATGGTCATCCACGAAGTTCAAAAAAGTCAAAGTCGGGGTATTTATGGGAAGAGGTTGAACTTTCAGATGTTTTAGCAATTGTAAAAAAACAAGTTGAGGAACATTATATGTCTGAAGATAAAAAGTCAAAAGCCAAAAATGATATTGAAAATTATTTTTCTGAAGCTGCCGAAGGATATGATGCTCCTCAATCAGCAAGAAACAATGCTAAAAAAGTCTTAGAATGGAAGCGTAAGTACGGAAAGGAATGCAAAGGCATGACTCCTGTTGGCTGGGCTAGAGCTAGAGATTTGGCTGGTAATGCCAAGCTTTCTGCCGATACAGTAAAAAGAATGGCCCAGTTCAATCGTCATCGTGGTAATTACGAAAAAGCAAAATCTAAACCAGAATATAAAACCAAGCCTTGGACTATCCCTGCTGTAGTTGCTTGGTTGGGTTGGGGCGGAACAAGCGGAGTTGAATGGGCTATTAGAGTAAGTAATTCATTAAGCAAAAAAAAGTAAATGCATATTTATTATAGGATAAGCGATAATAGTTATAAAAAGCCAAAAATGTGTGGCAAAGATAAATGCTTGTCTAATTTTCTTTCTAAATTTAATGATTGTTCTAAAACTTTTTTAGCTGATAATGTTTCGTCAGAAGATACTTTATCTTTAATAAAAAATATACCACATCAAAAAACATCTTTGGGCAATGCCGGTTCTTTTATGGCTTGTTTAGAGGATGCTATTAATAGATTTGATGATGACAAAGTAATATACTTTTTAGAAGACGATTACTTACACAATGGAAATGTAATAGATGCTTTAAACGAAGGATTGCTTTTTGGAGATTATGTAACTTTATATGATCATCCAGATAAATATTCTAAATTGTATAATTTTGGAGAGGTTACTAAAGTTTTAAGAAAGAACTTTCATTGGAAATATACTATATCAACAACAATGACTTTTGCAACAAAAGTGGCTACTTTAAAGGATGACTATTCATGTTTTTTTAAGTGGACTAGAAACTTTCATCCAGAAGATCATCAAATATTTTTAGATATAAATAAAAAAGCTAAAAAATTAGTAAGTTGTATACCAGGAATGTCAATTCATACAGACTTAACCGTGTATAATAATATAGATAAGTCTTACATTGACAACTGGGTGCAACATGTATGAGTTAATATTATTTCTTGTTGTCGGTATAAATAAAGAGTGTTTCAACTTAATAGAAGATAAAAAAGTTTTTATTAAAAAAGAACAGCCGATAATTCAAAATAAAGAATGGATTTACGATAGAAATAAAAATCAATGGAAAATTTTCAGAGATAGATGTTTTACATGAAGGTAAAAAAATCATGCAGTTGCATGAAAAATTAGAAAACGAATTTAAAAAATCAGAAGTATTCAAAAAATACGAAGCGGTTGGAATTATAACTATACTAACTATAGTTAGCTTGGTTATAAACGCTATAAGGCTTTTAAAAGCTTGCCAATCACCAAAAGGAGTAGCTTTAATTATAAAAGCTGGCGGACCTTTAGTTAAATTGTATGTTAGAAGAAATATTTATAAAAAAATGTTATCAATAAATATCCCAGAAGAAGATGCAAAAATATTGTCACATAATATAATTGATTTAATTCAATCAATGCCATTAGAAGATTTAGAAAATTTAATAGAAACAGTTTTTAATCAAAGTTCTGGTGAAGAAGATGAGTGATTACTATATTTTTAATCGTTATGCGCCAATTAATAATGCAAGTGTTAAGTGTTCAAAATGTAAATTATCTTTTTTTATTTTAAAAGAAATTTTTGAAAAAAAAGAAGATGTTAGCTGTCCTCATTGTAAATCAAATTTAATTAACACATCTAAAAAATAATCTTTGAAAAATTCATATTTCTTGATTGCCATCATTCAAAAGATGGTGTAAAAATTCCAGTCCAAACATAAGATCATAAAAAATTAAAAGGAAAAAAACTGCCATGTCTATTACAGAGTTGCAGAAATATACAGCCATTTCTAAATATGCAAGATGGATCGAAAATGAAAAAAGAAGAGAAACTTGGGAAGAAAGCGTAGATCGTGTTAAAAACATGATGATAGAAGTATATCCAAGTCTTTCTGAAGACATTGAAAAGTATTATGGAATGATTAAAGATCAAAAAATACTTGGATCTCAAAGAGCATTACAGTTTGGTGGCAAGCCAATACTTAAACATAATGCAAGAATATACAATTGTTCAGCTAGCTATTGTGATCGACTTAGGTTTTTTCAAGAATGTTTTTATTTGCTTTTATGCGGTTCAGGAACTGGTTTTAGCGTACAAAAACACCATGTCGAACTTTTGCCCAGTTTTTCTGAAAACAGGCTTAAAAATCAAATTATAAGCCACAAAATACATGTTATAGATGACTCTATTGAAGGTTGGGCTGATGCTCTTGGAATACTGCTTTCTTCATATTTTGATAAACCGGTAAAAGAGTTTAAAGAATTTAAAGATTGTAATATTCATTTTGATTATTCTTCAATTAGAAAGAAGGGCGAACCTTTAGGTTTTGGCATTGGAACAGCCCCAGGTCATGAACCTCTTGAAAAAGCTTTAAAGAATATTAAAGCATTGCTTGATAAATGCGTTTCTGAAGGATTATCTAAACTTCGTACTATTGATGCTTTTGATATAGTCATGCATTCTGCCGATGCCGTTATTAGTGGCGGTGTTCGTAGATCGGCTACTATAGCTTTATTCTCTGCTGATGATGAATTAATGATTAATGCAAAAACAGGCGATTGGTATTTTACTAATCCACAAAGAGGCAGAGCTAATATATCTGCTCTTTTGCACAGAAAAGATTCTTCTAAAGAAGTATTTGAGAATTTATTTAAAGCTACTAAACAATTTGGTGAGCCAGGTTTTTTCTGGGCTGATCTTTATGATGCATTGTGCAATCCATGCTGCGAAATATCATGGGTAACAAGAGCTTATTATAAAAAAGATAGCGATGAATTAAAGCTTGCTTTGTTAAATTATGATGGTCCAATTACTACAAAGGAAAACTGTAAAGACGATATGCCAGAAGATGAAGTTGGTCTTTCTGGTTGGGGATTTTGTAACCTTTCTACAATTAATGGAAAAACGGTCACATGCCCAGAAGATTTTTATGAAAGGTGTGAAGCTGCTGCATTTATTGGAACGCTTCAAGCTTCATTTACTAATTTTTCTTATCTTGGAAAGATTACTGAACAGATAGTTAGAAAAGAAGCTTTGTTAGGTGTTTCGATCAATGGTATGCAGCATCATCCAGAAATACTTTTAAATCCAAAAATTCAACAGCATGGAGCTAAAATAGTAAGACAAACAAATGAAAAATATGCAAAAGCATTGAAAATAAATCCAGCTGCCAGAACAACATGTATTAAACCAGAAGGAAATTCTGCTTGTTTATTAGGTTCAACATCTGGAATTCACCCAGACCATAGCCAAAAATATTTTCGTATAGTCCAAGCAAATACTAATGAAGCTCCGTATAAGTTTTTTAAATCTAAAAATCCACAAGCATGTGAAGAATCTGTTTGGTCAATAAACAAAACAGATGATTGCATTAGATTTTGTGTAGAAAGTCAAGAAGGCACAAGACTAAAAGAGTCTTTAAGCGCCACAGAACTATTAGATAATGTTGTGTCAACTTATAATAATTGGGTAATACCAGGAAAAAATGAACAATTATGTGTTTGCAAAGAAATCAATCACAATGTTTCTAATACAATACATGTGAATGAAAATGAATGGTCTATTGTGTGCGATTACATCTATAATAATAGATATTATTTGGCTGGAATATCTTTAATTGCTTCTAGTGGCGACAAAGATTATGAACAAGCACCTTTTACCGCTGTTTATACAATTGAACAGCAAGAAGAAATTTATGGAAAAGAATCTTTAGTTATAGCAAAAGAACTTTTTGATAAATATAAATCATACGAATTTAGTTCTTTGTGGAGTGCCTGTTCTTGTGCTTTAGGTTATTTTGAACCTAATAGTGATATGCAAAAAATTTATAAAAATCATATTATTAACTTTTCCAAAATGTTTAATAATGACATTAAAAAAGCTACATATGCTTTAAAAGATATGTACAATATTGAATTATGGAATAAGTTGAAAGAAAGTTATATTAACATAGATTATAAAGATATGATCGAAGAAAGTTCTACTATTGATGTGCAAAACGAACTGGCTTGCGCTGGAGGTTCTTGCATTATCTAGAAAGATGTATTTATGGAAATCAAAGAATTAATTAATAACAATTTAAAAAAATGGAAAATAGAACAAGCTCAAATAGATCCATTTGGTTATTGCAACGCTAAGTGTTGGTTTTGTCCTGTTAGATATTCTCCAAATCCATCTGAAGGCAAAGTTCAGATGCCCATAGAATTATTTGAAAAGATAATAAACAATATTTTAGAAGAAAGATCAAAAGAAGACGGCATAGTTTCAAAAAAGTTTAATGGTTTATATACAGCCCATTATAATGAAGTTTTATTGTATAAATACTTTGAGCAAATGTTGGAAATATTAAATAAAAATAACCTTTATACAATGATATTATCTAATGGAATAAATTTAACTCCAGACAAAACAGATATAATAAAAAAACACCAAAGAATAATAAGCGGAATATGTTTAAATATACCAGCTTTTGAAGCTGAGTTATGGGAAAAAAGATCTGGAATTAAAAAAGAGAAATTTGGACAACTTATAAGCAATATAAATTACGCAAGAATGACATTAAGAGATATGGTATCAAACAAGGCTTTTTCTATACAAATAAACGGCATAGATGAAACAAGCAAATATCAAAACAATGGCTGGTTAGAGCTTGGTTTTGAAGCTCCTGATTTTTCCCCAAATGAAAACGAAAGACAGCTTCAGTTAGCGAAGTCTATTTTTCCAGAAGTTAATTGTTTTAAAGTTCCACACCTTATTGATAGGGCTGGTAAATTACACGAATTAGGTATTATATCAAATAAAAAAGCAATTAATAAACATTTAAAAAAGAAAAGTGTAGTCGGTTGTTCTCATGGCAAAGAAATAGGCGGAAGACCATTTGGTTATTTGCATGTAAATGCAGCTGGCAAATTATTTTTGTGTTGTCATGACTATGATTTTGATACAATATTTGGTGATATTAATGAATCTTCTTTGCGAGATATATGGTTTTCAGAAAACCATGTAAATGTTATAGAAAATTCATTTAATAAATTCTGTACAAATTGTGCTTCGTCAGAATGGTCGGAGTAAACATGGAAAAATCATTTTCTAGTGGAGACATTGTTGTTTTAAAATCTGGCGGTCTTCCAATGACGGTATTAAAAATAAATCAGAATTCAGAAGATCCAGAAGTTTTAGTAGCCTATTTTGATTTGGATGGAAATGTTATTAGGGATGGTTTTCCGCCAGAATCTTTAGAGCTTAGTGAAACTAGATGGGATATAAGTTTTTGCGTTGATATTGATGAAGATAAAAACGAATGGGAATAATATGCCTACATTTGAATATAAGTGTGATTCTTGTGAGTATTCTTTTGAAATAGAAAAAAGTATTCATAAAAACCACCCTAAAAAATGCCCAAAATGCAAACAAAATAAACTTTATCAAATCTTTGGAAGTCCTTTTGTATTTTGTAATAATGTAACTACAATAGGACAATGGGCAGAAAAAAACGCAAAAACAAAAGGCAAAGGAAAAGACCAAAAATCTATGCGAGAAAAAATCGCAGACGCAGGAATTTCAAAAAAAGAAAGTAATACTCCTTGGTGGAGATCTGGCGAAGTAAAAGATTTGCCAAAAATGGACAAGCCTTTAAATTTAAATAAAATAAAAAATGTTAAGAAATATGTGGAGGAAGGAAAATGAATGAAAATTTTTTTAAATCAGCAAAGCAAAACGATCCTACAAAACCACACAAAGCTATGATTGTTGTTTACTATTCATTGCATGAAAAAGATAATCAAAATAGAGCTAATGGAAATCCGATTGAGTATGAACATAAAGAGTTTTATATTGACGGTGATGATAAATCAATATGCGAAAGAAAAGTTTTTGAACTATTAGAAATGGTAGGTAGTATATGCTCGAAAGAAAAACAGTAAATATAAGCAAAGACCCTATTTTAACAGATAATGGTCATATATATCTTTCTTGTTCTTCTTGCAACAAAAAACTCGTTGATTTATTTATCGTAAAAAAAGATGAAAGTCTTAAATGGAAAGTGATGGCAAAATGTTGTTATTGTAACGATAAGTCTTTTATAACTGAAGTAAGCGGAATGTTTAGACCTTGTGGTATTATGAAAATATCAGAGACAGATCCAGATGATTCTAAACTTATCACTCAGTTAGCAAATATTAAAAATGAAAATGATACAATAGTATTTTATACTAAAAAAGGAGATTGTAATGAATGATGAATACATAGATCATAAAACCACAGTAAAAGGTCTTGATTTTAATAACAAAGAAATCAGTCCACAAGATTGGTCTTGCATAGCAAAAACATCTATTACTGAGCCAAGTAATTTACAAAGATATTTTGTTCGTGTTTGCACAGATGGTCCTGACAATGGACTTTTCTATAATCCTATGGTTCATCAACCATCAGACCTTAAGAGATTTGATGCTTTTAAAGGAAGAAAAAGGTTTGATTTTAAGTCGGTGAATAAGGAATGCTATGATTTGTACCTTCAATTTATAGAAACAAAAAATCCAAGTTTGTTAAAAAACGCAGAAAGGATAAGCATAAATGTCTAAGAAAAAATTGGTTTTAACAGATGAACATAAAATAATTATAGATAAATGCTGTCAATTATTAAGCATTGATCAATTATGTAAAGCTTTAAATCTTTCAAAAGATTTGATAAATAATTATTACGAAATGGCGAATAAAAAAGCAGGATTAAAATTTGATCAAAGACCCGGATCTGTATCTATGACACAAGCCCAGTCTATGATAGATGACACTATAAAATATGAACAAAAAAATATTTATGATTCTCCAAAATATAAAGATTGCATACATAGGACAGAATAATGATAACGCTTATAGAAGATGATTATATACAACACCAAAATGTATTTTCTGCTCAATGGATAGCAGAATTAAACGATGGAACTACTGCTTATCAAGATGATGGTCATCCAGAAAGAGATAATATCCCTTCTTGGCTTAGATTAAAGTTATATCTATTACAAAATAGATTGAACATTGTATCATTAAAAATTAGATATAGATCTAATATTGCAGATACTTTGCCAAAAAATGCAGAGGGGTATTTTTTTTCCAATCTGGCATTTTCCATTTTTGGTTCTCATAGCGGAAGTTGTTATGTAATAGGATATAAAGATGGAGACATAATAAAAACTGAAGAATGGCTAGTTCCAAATTTAACTCTTCTCAAGCAAGATGAAAGGCCAGTCATTATTAATGACTTTTTAATATTAAATCATGGAAGACAAATATAGCAAAAAATCTGAAACGAGAACATTTGAGTCAAGATTTGGTGGTGGTTGGATTTCTGCTGCTCAATATTTAGCAGAAACAATGTGTGCTAGAAATGCTAAGTTTAATAAAACAGAACTTCCTCCGAAGTTTTGGAATCACAAGCCTTGGAAAGATTATTATCTTTATCAAATAAAGCTTGCAAATAGTTTGCTTAAAAAGTATTCTCAGTCCATAATTTTTCAATCTTTGAGAACTCCAAATGGAGTTAAAGTTATTTCTTTGAAATCTCCATTTCTTCAAAAAGAAATAGCTATCATAGAAAAGAAAAGCGCTCAACAGGAAATAAAAACCACACAAGTAGAAAACTTGGATCAAAGACCTAATTTTGTGCAGAACAAAAGTTTAAAAAGAAAGCTAGAGGAATTAGATGGCCAAGAAATCTGACAAGTCAGAATCTAAAAGTAGTGACTATTTAGAAAGAGTTATGTCTGAAGTTAATAAGCAATATGCAGAAGGAGTTGCTATTACGGCAGACAATTTATTAGATAATCCACCAGAAATTATACCTATTAGCCCTGCTTTAGATTTAGGTTTACATGGAGGGATACCAGAAGGTTCTTGGGTAACATGTAGTGGTCATCCCAAAACAGGAAAAACATTAACATCTTTATCATTTGCTGCTGAGTGTCAAAAACAAGGCCGTCATGTTTATTACTTAAATATTGAAGGTCGTTTAAAGTCCATGAATATTCATGGTATAGAAGGTTTAGATCCTAAAAAACTAACAATTTATAGATCTGTTCCAGAAAAAATATTAACTGCTAAAGATTATTTAAATTTAGCAATGAAAGCTATTCAGACGCATCCAAGGTCTTTAATCATTATTGATTCGGTAAGCTCTCTTTGTGATGAAAGAGAAATGGATGAAGGTATAGGTTATGAAAATCGTGGTTCTGGCAACAAGATGTTTGCTGGTTTTTGTAGGCAAGCGTCCAATCTAGTTCCCATTCAAAAAGTTATAGTTTGGTCTATTATGCACTTGGCTCAAAACCAAGGCATGTATGGTGGCTTTATTGAAAAGGGATCAAGGGCTTTACAATATCAGGCCGATGTTCAACTAAGAGTGAAATATGATAAAGCATGGACTGCTAATCAAGATGGAAAAGAAGTTCAAGTCGGTCAACAAGTTCATTGGCTTATAGAATCTTGCGCTCTTGGATCTCCAGGCATGGAAGTTGATAGTTATATTAGGTACGGTGTCGGCATTGATAAAACATTTGAAATCATAAACCTAGGCATGGAGTTAGGTTTAATTATAAAATCTGGTGCTTGGATGAATCTTGACTATTTAAAACGGCACATAGAAGAATCAGAAATACCAAAAGTGCAAGGTTCTGAAAAGCTTTATAAACTATTAAAAGAAAAGCCAGAATGGATAGCTCTTTTGCAAAAAGAAATAGATGATATACTAAGACCATGAAAGTAACAGGATTAGACAACAAAGAATATTCTTGGTCTATTTGGGGAAAATCCTCAGATTCGGAACAAAAATCTTCTTATCATTTAAAAGCTAGGGCATTGTTAAAAAAGTTATTTCCAATAGATAGAATTTTGGAAGAAGTTTATTTGCCGGGTTGTGATAGTTTATATGCTGACTTTTTCTTGCCTTTGAGGAAAATAATTGTTGAGGTTCATGGAGAACAGCATTATAAATACATACCGTTTTTTCATGGCAATAAATTAAATTTTGCTAAAGCGCAAGCTAGAGATAGAAACAAAAGGCTTTTTTGTGAAAAAAATGGAATATTATATATAGATTTACCATGTAGTGAGAGTGAAGATGAGTGGAGAAACAGAATTTTGGAATGTAAATTGTAATAAAGATTTTTTTGAGTCTTTGCATAGCCCATTTGAAAATAATCTAGGCTTAACTTTTACTCCAGAAAATCCAAATGAATGTATGCGATTATTAAATTTATCGCATGATCAATTAAAAGTAATGACTTCTGACCAATGTGGCGAAGCAGCATTGTTGCTTCATAATTTTTCATTTAGACTGACTAAAGAAATAAGTTCTAAAAAAGCATTACTTAATTATTATAGAGAATGTTTTTATAAAACTATTAGCAAATATGTATCAGACATAAAATATCTTTCGGCAGAAGAAAGAATTGCTATAGCTGCTGAACAAGATGATTATGCTAAAAAGTTAAAATTTAGCATTGTTAAACTTCAATATATTATTGATCGTGTTGAGTATTTGCCCATGAAAGTAGATAAAGTAGCAGATATGTTTAACAGTTTACAAATAGCTAGGAGAGTTAGAAATGACAATAGTAGAATTGCTTAACAAGGCTTTAGAAGAACAAAGTTTTTCTTATGTAGAAGAAGCTTTATTTAATTTAACTGGTATTAAACCAGAATCTAAAAAATCGACTAAAAAAAGAGTAAATAAAAAGAAAGAACTGGCGAATAAAACTATAGACTCTGATTTTGTAAATAATTTTGTTGATGATTTATCAATACATCCAGAGCTTGTTGAAAAAAATATAAAAAAGGTTAAAAAAAATTACAGACCAGAATATACCGAATCCTTAATTGATGTTAGTTGTTCAAAGTGCGGTTCTAAAGAAAGGGTTGAAAAAGAAGAGTTTTATTCATTGGCTAGGTTATCAGAAGGATCTTATCTATATACTTGCCCAAAATGTATTAAAAGGAATTTATCAAGATGATGCATGACCCAGCAGCTGAAAGAGCAGTTTTATCTTCTTACTTTCAACATGGTAAAGATGCATACATTGAATCTTCAGATATTTTAAATGAAGATTGTTTTTTTATAGACTCAAATAAAATAGTTTACAAATGTTTAAGACATTATTATCAAGATGAAAATGAAAAAATAGATATTCCAACATTTTTATCCATAGCAAACTCGCTTGGTTATAAAGAATTTTTTGAATCTAAAGATGAAAAAAAATATCTTAATAGCTTAACCATTCTCCCTGTTGAGTTAAAAAATACACGAAAGCTTTCTGCAAAACTTGTAAAATTAAAGATTGCAAATTCATTAAAAAAAGAAATAGATCTAGCAAGCGGTGAATTAAACTCAGTTACTGGAGATGAAACGCTATCAAATATACTTGGGATAGCAGAACAACGAATATTTGATTTTACACTTAATTTATCAAATAGTGAAGATTCTGCTCCAAAATTCATTGGCGATGGCATAGATGAATATATACAACACTTGGAAAATAATCCTATTACTCAGATAGGTATTCCGAGTGGTTTTCCTATTTATGATCAATGTATTGGCGGTGGTTTTAGACCTGGCACAGTAAACATCATTGGCGCAAGAATGAAAACCGGAAAGTCATTCTTTGGAGATGCCGTAGCACTAAACATTTCTGAAAAACTAAACATACCAGTTTTAGTATTAGATACTGAAATGTCTAACAAAGATCATTGGCATAGAATGTTAGCGTCAATATCTGGAGTTAAAATTAACGACATAGAAACTGGTAAATATATATCATTGCCAGATGGTAAAAATAAAATAAACAACGCTAAAGAAAAGCTTAAATCAATACCTTATTATTATAAATCAATAGCCGGACAACCTTTTGAAGAAACATCAGGCATTATGCGAAGATGGATAATGCAAAAAGTAGGTCTTAATGAAAGCGGTCAAGCCAATCCATGTTTAATAGTATTTGATTACATTAAGCTAATGAGTGATGATTCTATAAGTAAAAACATGGCTGAATATCAAGCATTAGGCTTTCTGATGACTTCTTTGCATAATTTTTGTGTAAAATACGGAGTGCCATGTCTTGCATTCACTCAATTAAATCGTGATGGTATAAATCGTGAAGATACAGATGTAGCGTCTGGTTCTGATAGAATTCTTTGGTTATGCAGTAATTTTTCTATATATAAAAGAAAATCAGAGGAGGAATTAGCAGAAGAAGTTCCAGCAGCTAATGGCAAAAGATATAATTTAAAGTTAATACCAATTATTAGTAGGCATGGAAATGGCTTATCACAAGGTGATTATATCAACATTTGTGGCGAATATGAGATAGGTAGGATTTCTGAAGGGCCTACAAGAAATAATTTTCACTCACTAAGAAATACTAATAGCGGTTTTACTATTTCAGAAGAGGTGTCAAGAAATGAGCCAATTGACTTCTTTGGATCAGACGAAGATTAGTTTTATGTCTGAAAAAATATTTGAGAATATTCAAATATTCTTAGATATGTTTGACATTAAATATAAAAATGTACAGAATTATATTTCTGCTCCATGTCCAATACATGGTGGAGATAATCCTACTGCTTTTTGTATGTATCTAGATGGGAATACTTTAAAAGGTAACTGGTGTTGTTATACACATCATTGTGAAGAAATATTTAGGCCAACACCATTTGGTTTTATTAGAGGTGTTCTTTCTAACAAATACAATAATTGGACAGGGCAACTTAAAGATATAAAATACGGTTTTTTAAAAACATATGACTTTTGTCAATCAATACTGAAAATTGATGAATCTAATATTCCAGAGTTAAATAATATAGAAAAAAGAAAGTTTTGTAATGATATTAAAATATTTACAAAAACTAAAAAATTCTTTAAAGGTTGGAATTTACATAATGTTATTTCAAGTATGGATATACCATCACAATATTTTTTAAATAGAGGTTATAAAAGAGAAACCTTGGAACATTTTTGTGTTGGCACTTCAAAGAAAAATGACGGCATTTTTAGAGATAGGTCTATAGTTCCAGTCATAGCACAAGACGGAATTCATGTTGTCGGTTTTACTGGAAGATCAAATTATGAAAAATGTTTAAAGTGCAATCAATATCACGAAGGATCATGTGAATCTAAAAACAAAAATTATATATATTCAAAATGGGTAAATAACAAAGGTTTTGCAAAAGAAAGATACTTATATAACTTACACAATGCTATAGAAGCTGCTAAATACAGTAAAAAAATAATTTTATGTGAAGGTCCAGCTGATGTTTGGTCTTTATATGAAAAAGGTATTGAAAATGCCGTTGCTATATTTGGAACATCTTTAACTGATTCTCAACAAATTATATTAGAGACTTGCGATATACATAAGATAATCTTATTATTAGACAATGATGAAGCTGGCATTGAAGCAAGAGAAAAAATCAAGTCATCTTTATGTAGGTTTTTTAACATAGCAGTACCAAAATATGAAGGTAAAGATCCTGGATCATCCAATTCAAATTTGAAGGACATATGCAATGTGTAAAATATTAGGAATAAGTGGTAAAAAAAGTGCTGGAAAAGACACGCTAGCTAATGCATTTTTTAATCATTGTAGATTTTTTTTAAATAAAAAAGTAGAAATTATACCTTTTGCACTAGCTTTAAAAGATACATGTCAAAATTTATTCAGTATAAAAAAGAAATCTATTTATGGAACCGAAGAACAAAAAAATGAATTAACTTATTATAAATGGTCTGATATGCCTAATTTTGTATCTGAAAGTATTTATGAAAAAATAAAATCTTCTGGCATTGATCCAAAAGATATAGGTTTGTTTACAAAAAATGATTCATATATGACTGGTAGAGAATTTTTACAATTTTTTGGAACTGAAATTTGTAGAAAAATAAGCGATAACATACATATACAAGCAACATTTACAAAAATTAATTCTTTAAAAAGAGATTTTTTTATTATTCCAGATGTAAGATTTGTAAACGAAGTTAAATCAATTCAAGAAAACGGTGGATATGTAGTAAGATTAAACAGGGGTATTTCAAGTGATACACACTCTTCAGAAAAAGAATTGGACGATTTTAAAAACTTTGATTTAATAATAGACAATTCAAAATTATCTGTAGATAAAGAATTATCTTTGTTAAATAAATTTTTAACCAAAAAAGGTTGGTTTAAATGATAATAACCTATTTAAGGTCTTCTTCAGCTGGCTCGTTTGAATGGTGTCAGCATAAATATTTTTTAACATATTGTTTAGGTTTTAAAGATGATTCTAATAAAAAAGCTGTAAAAGGAAATATAGTTCATAAAGCACTAGAGTTACTAGCTAATAAACAGCTTTGTTTGCAAACAAAGACCAAAAATTTTCGTGATGATGAATTGGATAAAGAGTTTGATACCTTGCTTATTTGTCCAGAGCAAGCTATTAAGTCGGCTTTTGAATTTTATAGCAAAAAAGAAAATACTTTTGAATGGACAGATAAAGATTTTGAGGAATGCGACAAATGGTTATGGGATACTTTATTATTTAAAGACGGAATGTTTTCTCCGTTGAATAGAGTAATAGTTGAACCAGAAAAATATTTTGATATAGAGCTAGATAAACCTTGGGCTAAATACGACTTTAGACTTATGAACGGAGAAACCGTTTCTGGTAATTTAAGATTAAAAGGAACTATGGATCTTATAACCAGAATAGATTCAAAAACAATTGAATACATAGATTGGAAAACAGGAGAAAGAAAAAATTGGTCTACTGGAAAAGAAAAGGGTTATGACGATCTATTTGATGATTTTCAACTTAGACTTTATCATTATGCTTTAAGCAAAGTCTATCCAAATGAAGAAAATATAATAGTTACAATATTTTTTGTTAAAGCTGGCGGACCATTTTCTATATGTTTTCACAAGGAAGATCTTATAGAAACAGAAGAAATGATAAGAAAGAAGTTTGAATCAATAAAAAAATGCAAAACTCCAATGAGAATTATGGATTTAGGTAGAGATAAATGGAAATGCAGTAAATTATGCAAGTTTTATAAAGACGATTTTCAAGATGGAGTATCAACTTGTAGAAAAATTCATGAGGAAATAGTTGAGTTGGGATTAGAAAAAGTTTATACTAAATATGCTGACTTCACAGCGGTTAAACAGTATGGTAGTGGTGGCGGTAAAACTAACAGGGAATCAACATGAGCGAAGAAAAAATTAGCAGCTTAAACGAACTTTTAAACTTATTTTCTTTTAAAGAAAAATCAGATATTCCAGAACAAAAAGAAGAAAATTCAAAAAATATTTTGGTTTTTAAAACATCTCTGCTTGATTCTTTGGGTAAATTTCAAGGAATTTTAACAGGTGAAGATTGTCAACTTTATTTACAAGAAATACTTATTCCAGAAAATTTATTATGGATTCCGAGAAATATTGCTGAAAAAAGTCCTGAGTACAAACAAGTAATTCCTTACTGCGTTATTACATCTGCAAATAAAACATTTTCTTATCGAAGAAATAAAAAGGGCAATGAATCTAGATTACATAACATGAAGTCTATAGGCATTGGCGGTCATATTGAGCAATCAGATTTAGACAATGTTGATGACTTGTATAATAGTGCTATGTGGAGAGAGATAGACGAAGAAATTGCCCTAAATAAAGGTTTGGTAAAATCGAATAAAATTATAGGCATCATTAATGATGATAGTGATGATGTTGGAAAAGTTCATTTTGGAATTGTTCATAACCTTAAGATGAAGACGACTGATTGTATGGGTCTGTTAGAAAATAAACTATCTGATGGTGGTTGGGAATTTACTGGATATTTGAAAAATGATATTGATCAATGGGAAAATTGGTCAGTATTTGTAATCAATGAATTAATGAGCGAATTAAAGTCTAAGTAATTTTTATTTATGGAAGTTTTTTTAGAAAGAATTAAATGTCAAATTGGATTCCGTTGCATGTTCACTCGCAATATTCATTGCTTGATGGACTTCCTTCTGCTGAAAGAATAGCAGATAGGATATCAGAACTTGGATTAAAAGGTTGTGCATTAACAGATCATGGATCTTTATCTGGTTCTATTTCATTTTATAAAAAGTTAAAATCCAAATCTATTGATCCAATACTTGGTTGTGAATTTTATATATGTGAAAATGAACCTACAATAAAGAATGAAGATAATAAAAAACTAAGTCATTTATGTGTTCTTGCAAAACAAGATATTGGATGGAAGAACTTAGTAAAAGCTAGTTCTATTTCTAGTTCTCCAGAAAACTTTTATAGAAAACCAAGACTTGACCTTAAAACTCTTGCGTCTATTTCAAATGGTTCCTTTATTGTTTTTTCTGGTCACCCAGGTTCTGACTTGGGAAATTGTTTATTTACAAACTTAACAGAAGCATATAGAGCAGAAACATTTGAACACGCCAAGTCATTAATTGATCCTAATTGGGAAAAGAAAGCTACTGATCTAGCATATAAATACGCAGACTTATTTGGAAAAGAAAACTTTTACTTAGAAATACAGTTAATAGATTCTGAAAACATACCAGCGACTAAAATAATAGCTAAAGCTTTAAGACATATAGCAAAAAAGCACGGTTTCAAAACCGTTGCTACACCAGATGCTCATTATGCAAGAAAAGAAGATGCTGTTGACCAAAGAGTTTTGTTAGCTTGTTCGATGAAAAAGACATTAAATGATATTAGAAATCATATTCAAAACGATGAAGACTTTGGTTTTTCTGGTTTTTTTAAATCAAATAATTATCATATACCGTCTTTTGAAGAAATTTCTAAATTAAACTCTAATGAAGAGATAGAAAATACATTTGAAATATTTAACAGGTGCAAAGATTATAGTATTTTGAAATCTCCTATGTTGCCAAAAATAACTGGAGATAGTTCATCGTCATCAGAAATAAAAAGACTCTGTAGAGAAGGTTGGAAAAAAAGATTTTCTTTTAAAAAAGAAGACCCAAAATTTAATCAATATGGAGATAGAGTCACTAAAGAATTAGAAGTTATAACTTCTGCTGGCTTAGAAGACTATTTCCTAATTGTTTATGATTATTGCAATTGGGCGAGAGAACAGGGGTGGCTTATTGGCAAAGGTCGTGGATCTGGCGCTGGATGTATGGTTAGTTATTTATTGGGAATTACTGAAATAAATCCAATTGAAAACGGATTATTGTTTGAAAGATTTTATAATTCTGGTCGTAATGCTCCAGGAAGAATTAGTTTGCCAGATATTGATTGTGATTTCCCAATATCAAAAAGAGAAGAGATTATTAACTATATTAAAAACAAATATGGTAATGATAAAGTTTCTCAAATATCTGTTTTTACAAGAATGCAAGGCCGAGGTGCTTTAAAAGATGTTTTGCGTATTCACGCTGCTTGTAGCTTTGAAGAAAGCAATCTAATAACAAAACATATTCCAGATGAAGCTGAAATAACCGAAGAATTACAAGAAATGAGAGATGAAGGACAAGAACCTTCTATAATTAGATGGGCCTTAGAAAATTGCCAAAAAGATTTAGATCCATATTGTAAACTAAAAGATGACGGAACATTAGAAGGTCAATATGCAAAATACTTTGCCCAAGCAATAAGGATGGAAGGAACTAAAAGATCACAAAGCAAACATGCTGCTGGAATAGTAATTGCCTCTGAGAATTTACAAAATATATGCCCTATGATTTATGATAAAACATCTCATGAAAATATAGCTGGATTAGAAATGTCTGATCTTGAATCTATTGGGCTTGTTAAATTTGATATTCTTGGGGTTGCAGTTTTGGATAAAATGATGGGCGTTCAAAAACTTCTTGCTGGAGAAAGTTTATGAAACGAAAAGGCGATCTACAAGATGAACTTGTTTCTTTGCATGAAAAAATTAAAACAAAAGATGTTGTTATAAAAGAAACATTGATGTTAATGAAAGCTTTGGTTTTTAAATTAGGAGGAAAAGTTAATCTTAAATCTGAATTTTTAGAAGCTGCAAAAAGCAATGAGTTTTATGTAGATTTAAAATATGATGAAGAAGGCACATTGAAACTTGAAATTAAAAAAACCTTAGATCTAGAATAGGAAGAAAATGAATAATTCAACTATAGTTGTTTTTGATTTTGAAACTGGTAGTGTAAACCCAGAAACTTGTGAAGTTATACAAGTTGCAGCGATGGCTTTGCATCCAAGAAGTTTAACTGAGCTTGGTCAATATAGCAGCTTGATTAAACCAAGGGATTTTTCAAAATTGGAAAAAGAAGCTCTTGAAATAAACAAGAAAAGCATTGAAGAATTAGAAAAGGCTCCAGATCTTTCTATTGTTTGGAAATCTTTTACATCGTTTATTAAAAAATATAATCCAAAACCAGGAAACACTTTCTTTGCTCCAATAGCAGCTGGAAAAAACATTAGGCATTTTGACTTAATTATTATTAATCGTTTAGCAAAAGAATTTGGCGATTGTGATAAAAACGGAAAACAAAACTTATTTAATAAAAGAAGCGTTTTTGATTTAGATGATTTTATTTTTCAATGGTTTGATAATTCTAATGAACTCCGTGATCATAAAATGGATACTTTAAGAGAATTTTTCGGTCTTTCTACAGCAAATGCTCACGATGCATTAGTAGATGTTAAACAAACAGCTTTACTATTGAAAAGTTTTATTCAACTACATAGAAAAGTAGCTACGAGAGTTAACTTTAAAAACTCTTTAAATGAAAACTCTGGTACTGCAAAGGGCTTTATATCTTGAGGTAATAATGGAAGATTTTTATAAATTTGATTGTGGTTGTAAGTGGCCAATTTTAGAACCATCTAAAAATGGAAAAATACCAAAGCTTAAAATAAATTTACACAACTTACCATATTGTGATTTAGCTTGGAAAATTTTTTCAAATGGTGATACCAAGGGCATTTTTCAATTGGAATCTCATCTTGGTAAACAATGGTCAAAGAAATTAAAACCCAAAAATATGGAGCATTTATCTGCTCTTGGCGCACTTTTAAGGCCGGGTTGTCTTCGTGCATTAGACGAAGATGGAATTTCTATGACAGAACATTATTGCAAAAGAGTTAATGGCTTAGAAAAAGTTCCTAGTTATCATGAATCCGTTGATGAAATATTAAAACCAACTTATGGCGCTTTAGTTTTTCAAGAACAAGCTATGCAAATAGCACAAGCTGTTGCTGGATTTAACTTGCAAGAAGCTGATGTTTTGAGAAAAGCTATTGGTAAAAAAAATACCCAAGAAATGGCTAACTGCAAAAAGATGTTTATTGACGGTGCTAAAAAAGCAAAGATTATTTCTGACGAACAAGCAGAAGAGTTATTTGGTTGGATACAAGCAAGTCAAAGATATTCATTTAATAAATGTTTGTCTCCAGATTCTGTAGTAGAAACAAAAGAAGGCTTTAAAACACTTAAAGAATTAAATATTAATGATTATGTTTTAGCTCCATCTATCAAATATAAAAAAAATATTTTTATTAAAGTAAAAGATAAAATAAATAATGGAAAACAAGAAGTTTATGAAATAACAACATCAAGTGGCAAAAAGTTAAAATGCACATTAAATCACAAAATATTATGTTCTGATGGTAAAAAAAGAACGCTTTATGATATTTTAGAAAAAAACTATAGTATTATGTGTGACCTAGAATAATCGGTGTAATAAGTCATAGGTGATACTATGAAAATAGAAAAGAATTTTTGGAATAAATGTTTTCTATGTAATAAAAACTTACATGAAATTAAAAAATTTTATGGAGGCTCTAATGTTTATTTTTCTAAAGCCATGGCTCAACATATAGTTTCTCATAAAATCTCTTTAGAAGACTATTTTGAAAAAATAGTTAAAATAATAAGACCTATTTGTAAATGCGGAGAATGCAATAAAAAAACAAAAATAATTTTAAGAAATAAAAATAAAAACGGTTTTTTCTGGAAAGAATATGCATGTGGTAGATACGAAGGATCAAAAAAATGGTCTAAAGATGCAAAAATTTCTAGAATTGGTAAAAACAATCCAATGTTTGGCAAAAAACCTTGGAACTTAGGGATGAATAAGAAAAATTCAGAATATGGTAAAAAGATGTCTTTGTATAGGATTGGTAAAAAAACATCAAAAGAATCTAAAAACAAACAATCAATATCTGCTAAAAAAAGATTGATTCATGGTCATACAGGAATTAAACATTCAGAGTTTTCAAAAAAATTAATGTCTATAGCTACTTTAAACAGAATTAAAAAAGGAGCTTTTAAACATACAAAAACCAAGCCTCATTTATTAATGAAAAGTATTTTACAAAAATTAAAATTAAATTTTGAAGAAGAAAAGATTATAGAATGTTGGATTTTTGATTTTTGGTTAAAAGATTATAATTTATTTATTGAAGTAGACGGAGATTATTTTCATGTTAATCCAAAGATTTATCCAAATGGGCCAAAAACGAATACTCAAAAGATTAATTTTTATAGAGACAAAGTAAAAAATAAGTTTTGTCTTGATAATAAACTAAAACTTATTAGATTTTGGGAAAGCGATATTTTAAATAACGAAGGCATTATAATAAAGGAAATACAATGCAGCCTGAATCAATCGTGTCAATTAAAAAAATAGGAATTATTGAAACATTAGATATTGAAGTTGATAATGAAGAACATATCTTTTATGCGAATGGAATTGCGGTATCAAACAGTCACAGTTCCGCCTATGGCTTTACTGGATATGATACAGCTTATTTAAAAAGTCATTTCCCAGTACAATTTTTTACGAGTTGGCTTTTTTACGCAAAAGATAAAGCTGATAGCTCTCAAGAAGTTGCCGATCTAATAGACAATGCAAAGCTTTATAATATAAATGTATATCCTCCAGATATCAGAATGTTAAAGTCAAACTTTTATACTGATGGGGAATCTATTTGGTTTGGCTTGTCCGATATAAAAGGAATAGGTACTTCACAAATAAGTAAACTTATTTCTTGCTTCAATTCTCAATCTGAAAAAATAGATAGTTGGATTAAATTTTTAATTTATTGTTCAGACTCTATTTCTTCTACATCAGTAGCAAAAGTTATTGCTGTCGGCGGTTTTGATTGGTGTGGCGAGTATAGACAAAAACTTATATCTGAATTAGAAACTTGGAATCAATTAACAGAAAAAGAAAAAGAATGGATTAAAGAAAATTGCAAAGAAACAAAAAATCTTAAAGAATGCATTTTAGCTTTATCAAAACCTAAAAAAGAAGGTGGTGGATGCAGTAATAAAAATCGTATTTCATTAACATCTGATTTATATAATATGTTAGAAAATCCTCCAACTGAATATAATGATCCAATATCTTGGAAAGTTTGGTCAGAAAGAGAAAATCTTGGCATAGCACTATCATGTTCATTAACGGATGGAATAGAAAATCAATCTGCTAATACAACATGCAAAGAATTTTATTTTGGTAAAACTGGATTTATGGTATTGTCAGTTGAAATATTAGATGTTAAAGAAATAGTTACAAAAAATGGAAAAGATCCTGGTAGAAGAATGGCTAGATTAACTGTATCCGATTCTTCTTGTAAAATAGACAATGCTATAATATTTCCAGATGCTTACGAAATGCATCTAGATAAAGTATTTGTAGGAAATACTGTTTTGATTCGTGTTGATCGTGATCGCAAAACAGATGCTATGGTTTTAAAGGACATTAACCAACTTTAAGGAGTTTTTGATGAACGAGTGTATTTTTCTTGGCAATTTTGTTCGTGATCCAAAGCTTGTGCAAACAAGTAGCGGTGAAGTAGTTGTAAACTTTACATTGGCGGTTAATCCTCCATACAAAAGAGAAAAAGGCGATAAAAAGGGAACTGCCTATATTGATTGTGAAGCTTGGGATAAAACAGCTGAATTAATTAATAAGAACTTTTCTAAAGGTTCTAGAATTCTAGTTCAAACATTTGCCAAGAGTGATTCATGGAAAGATGAAACTACTGGCATGAAAAGAAATAGAATTAAATTTGTAGTAACTAGGTTTCATTGGCCAGCACCAACTAATAAGCACGAAAAAGAAGAAGACTCTTTCTTTCAAGATCCAGTAGGATACCCAATCTAAAATGTCAAAATATAAGATTCTCCTTGTCAATGATAGCACATCTTTAAACACGGGATATTCTGTTTATGGCAAGGAGATTCTTACTCGTTTGTATAGTACAAATCAATTTGAAATAGCAGAAATATCTAGCTATACAGACAAGGTAGATGAAACTGTACCTTGGAAAATATATCCAGCTGTTCCTGCTAATATGTCAGATGAACAATTATCTGTATTTTTATCCGATCAAGAAAATGTTTTTGGTAAATATGTTTTTGAAAATGTTCTTTTAGACTTTAAACCAAACACGGTTATTTCTTTTAGAGATCCGTGGATGGATTCTTTTATATCTGATTCTCCATTACGAGAATACTATAATTGGATATATATGCCACCAGTTGATGGCATTGGACAAACAAAAGAGTGGATATCTTTATATTCTTGTGCCGATGCTATACTTACATATTCTATATGGGCAAAAAAACTATTATCTAATTATCCAGAAATCAATGTTATTGATATAGCATCTCCTTCAGCAGATGACTGTTTTGTTCCTTTTGATAATCCAAAAGAATTAAAGCTTGAATTAGGTTTACCAGAAGATTCTTTTGTAATTGGTTCTGTAATGAGGAACCAAAAAAGAAAACTTTTTCCAGATCTGGTTTTTGCATTTAATAGACTGTTATCTCTATTACCTATAGAGATCGCATCTAAAACATATTTATATCTACATACATCTTATCCAGACCTTGGTTGGAACATACCAAGAATGTTGATAGAGTCAGGAGTTTCAAACAGAATATTTTTTACATATCTTTGTGAGGAATGTAATTATTTTTTCCCATCTGTATGGAAGGGTAATTGTATTTATTGTTTAAATTGTAAAAATCAGTCATGTTTTACAGCAGGAACAAAAAATGGAATCTCTAAAGAATCTATGGCAAAAATATACAATGGATTTGATTGCTTAGTTCAATATTCTATATGCGAAGGTTTTGGAATGCCACAGGTAGAAGCTGCATATTGTGGTGTGCCAGTTTTTTGCGTTAACTACTCTGCAATGCAAGATATGCCAGAAACTATATTAGCAACACCAATAAACTATTCTTTAAGCGTTGAAAGTGAAACACATCGTGGAATAGCTAATCCAGATAAAATAGATTTAGCAAATAAACTAAAAGATCTAATTCTTTTGCCAGAGTTCTTAAGAAGTAGAAAGCGATTTGAGATAGCATCTACAGCAAGAGATAATTACAGTTATAATAAATCCGCTAATGTTTGGATAAACACTATATCAAAGTTAAAACCAGCAAAAAATTGGAATTCGCCAAAGATAAATATAGTGGCAAAAAATTTTAATTACTCTAAATTAGAAGATAACGAATTTATTGACGCAGCATTTGAAAACATTTTATCAGTAAAATCAAAAAAAATTGAAAAAGTAAAATTTGATTTTAAAAGAAAATTATTTAACAAATTTGAAAAGAACAGAATGAAAACAGATAGAGAATCAATAATTGCTTTTTTAAATAAATTAAGAGAATCTATTAATCATTGGGAAGAAATGAGAGTTTCTAAATGAATGTTCTGTATATTAGTGATTATAGATCCGCTACTGGTTATGCAAAAGCTGCTATTGAATATATTAGAAGCCTAAATACTATTGGTATAAATACTTTTTGTAGACCATTGATTTTTGATAAAAGAAACTTAGAAAAAATACCAGAAGATATAGAAAACATAGAAAAAAAAGAACCTAATAATATTGATGTAATTATTCAGCATACACTACCAAATCATATGCAATATGTTTCTAGCTATTGTAATATAGGTATGTTTGCGTATGAAACCGATAATTTTAAAGGTTCTGGATGGCAAGACAATTTAAATTGCATGGATTCTGTATTTGTTTTTAATAAACAAATGAATGATGCATGTATAAAAAGCGGTGTTAAAAACGATATAAAAATAGTACCTCATGCAACAAACACGGATAAATATTTTACTTCATATAAAATTCCCAAATTTATGGAACCAATTAAGAATAATAATAAGTTTATTTTTTATACTATAAGTGAGTTTAATCGTAGAAAAAACTTTGCTTCCTTATTAATGTCTTATTTTTTAGAATTTTCTAAAGATGAAAATGTTTGCTTATTAGTTAAAACTAATTGTTCTCAAGAAGAATTCTTCTCTTTTTGCGATAAAATAGCAACATCTTTAAAAATTAATTATTTACCAGAAGTAGCTTTAATAAACACAAGACTTTCAGAAGAAGAAATATGTTCAATACACTATAACTCAGATTGTTTTGTACAAACATCTCATGGTGAAGCTTGGTCAATACCAGCATTTGAAGCTATGTGTTTTGGAAAAACCCCAATTGTACCAGCCTCTTCGGGGTATTTAGATTATATGGATGATAGTTGTGGTTGGATGATACCCGTCATTGAATCACAAGTATTTGATATGATTAAGGATAGACACGACATATGGCGTGGGGATGAAATCTGGTGGCAACTAGATATATCAAAAACCAGAAAATTTATGAGAGAGGCTTACACAAATGAAAACGACAGACTAAAAAAGTCAGAAAACGGTATAAATAAGTCTTTTTCATTTTCCCATGCCGAAATCGGCAAAATACTTGCAGAGAATATAAAATGGGCAATAGAAAGAAAATCGTTAAGTGGAAAGACTTTGTAAATCAAGAGGAAAAGGATAAACAAAAAGAAGAAAATTGGAAAGAAGAAAGAAATAAGGATGTAACAAATAAAAAAAGAATAAAGCCTAAAACACCAAATCAAAGCATATTTTTTGATGCTATAAATCAATCGACTCTTACAATTTGTACAGGCCCAGCTGGAACTGGGAAAAGCTATTTGTCTTGTGGTGTAGCCATCGGTTATTTATTAGACGGTAAAACAGATAAAATTATTGTCAGTAGACCTATAGTTGAATGTGGCGATGGATTAGGTTATTTGCCAGGAGATATTGAGCAAAAAACAGATCCTTTTATGGTTCCTATTTTTGACTCATTTTCTGATTTTATAAGTAAAAACGAAATTAAAAAATTAAAAGAGTCTGGAGCAATAGAAGTTTGTCCACTAGAGACTATGAGAGGAAGAACTTTCCATAACTCTTTTATAATATTAGATGAAGCACAAAATGCTACTAAAAAACAAGTAAAGATGTTTTTAACTAGATTGGGTTTAAATTCAAAAATGATTGTTTGTGGCGATAAAAGCCAAAGTGATTTGCCACACAATGACGGAAATCCTTTAGATTGGATAATAAAAAAATTAGATCATCCAGAAATTTCAAAAGTTTTTTTAACATCGGAAGATGTTCAAAGACATGGCTTAGTAAGATATATCATAGAAAAAATTGGAGAATGATTTGATTTAGGTAAGACACTTGCTACAATATTAAAACTATTGTGGCGGAGATGTTATGCCTAATCAAATTAATGCTATAGTTTGGAAATTAAGAGAGAACAAACAAACTCTTAATATATTGACTGAATTATATGATGAAAGAATATTGTTTGATTTAGCAAAAACGAATCACAATTTTTATGTATTACCAAGAAAAAACAAAGAACCTTGGAACAAAGATTTTAGAAACAAACCAGACAACATATACCTTTTACAAAATTACGAAGAATGTTTTTATAGTTTAAATGAATATGCATTTGATTTATTTTTAAGTTTTACTGGAATGAATGATTATTTATCTTTTTATTTAGGAATACAAAATACTAAGTTTTTAAATGACTTGTCTATAGATACAAATCTGTTTATACCAGACTCTAAAAAAACAAATCTTTTTTTCTATATAAATGGAAAATCAGAAGTAAATCATAATGAGATCAATTATGTAACATCAAATTTAAATTTTCTTATGCTAGATAATAAAAATAGAAGAAATTTTAAAGATCTTTTAAATATATATAAGACAGGCATTGTTTATTTAAATTTTTCTAAAAATGAAAAAATGTCATTATCTATGTTAGAAGCAATGTCTTCGGCTTGTTGTCCAATTGCGTTTAAAACAAAAGAAAATGAAAAAATTATTATTCATGGAGAAAATGGATTTTTATGCGAAGATTTTAAACAAATGAAAACTATATGTGAAAAAGTAATATCTTCTAAAGAACATTTAATGGCTATTTGTAATAATGCAAGATCTACTATTGTTAATAAGTTTTCTTTTGATAATTATTTAAATAGTTGGGATATCTTATTTAAAAATGAAATTAAAAAGAACTGGTGGGAAAACATATGAAAGTAAATCTTTTGATAAATCAAAAACATTTAGCTAAAAATGGATATTTAAATATTGATCCTACCGCAACAAAAGAAGACTATCCATTAATAGTTGAAGGCAATCCAACTATTTTAGAACAACACTTAGAAGATAATGAAGCAGAAGAAATAATTGCCATGAATGTTATTGACTATGTTTCATATAATAAAATTGATTCTGTATTAACACAATGGATTTCTAAACTTGCTCACAAAGGATTATTAAAAATTGGCTTTACAGATATAGTTTCTGTTGCAAGAAGAATATATACAGGGCAAATCGAATACGGAAAAGCCCAAGAAATTATTTATGGAAAATGTATAGAAGGATGGGATGTTAAGAAAGCTTGTTTAACTATTGATTCTATAAAAGAAAAATTCAACAATCTTGGATTAAGTATTAAAAACATTAAATTTATTGAGCATTATGTTGTTATAGAAGGAGAAAGACCTTGAGCGAAAATGATAAGTTTATGGACACAGCTTGTAAGTATTGTGTATTTTCTGATAAATATGGAAATACCCAGACTGGATGCAAATACGGAAATTTAGAAAAGTTTAAAAATGCTGGGTGTGAAATTATTGAAGCTGAAGATGAAACAGATAAATTTTATGTAATTAAGAATAGATTGTGCATGGCTATTAGGAGAGATCCTTGGGGAAAAGATCTAACATTAGAACAAAAAATACAAAAAGTTAGAAAAGATATAACAACAAGAATTACATGTTTAATCATTTTAAAAGAAGAGTCTAATAACATAGATGATGTAATTAAAACATTTAAATCTGCTTTAAATCAAAACACTCAATTTGAGTGTATACATTTTATTTTAGAAAAGAAATGCCCAATAAAAATAGGGGCATTAATGAACGCCATCAAACCAATTGAATGTAATGTTAAATGGTTTGTAAAACAAATGGTACATGATGAATTTTCATATAAAGATGGCATAGATGAAATAGTTGAAAAATCTAAGTCCGTTTTCTCTGCTGTATTTTTTAGCGGTTTTGAAATACCTATTGATTATGTTCAATCTATTGATTTTAGCATTAATGAAAAATTAAATCGTTTTATATTCTTAAAAGCAGAGAAAGACAATGGAGCATTATTTCAAAATAAATGCTTTAATATATTTGGCGGTAACAAAGATGCCATAAACGAAGAAAACAATATCAAATTTTCTTTTATTTCAGATAAAATAGATTTCCTTGCTAAAGATCAAAATTTAACACACTTAGTGCAGGATATTAAAGATATATGTCCTTCGATGAAACAAGCATAGGAATACTTGTCTGTTTAGAACAACGATATGCTTTTATAAAAGATTTTATACAAAGTTTATCATTGGCATCTAATAAAAAAACAGATCTATATTTAATAGATACAGATATTTCATCTGATGTTGATGATAACATTATTGATCTAATGGGAAATATTGAAATAGAAGAAACTGAAGAAGGGTTTGTTCTAACAAAAGGTATTTTTAATAATATTAAACTAATACTTATTAAAATGTGTGACAATAAAAAAAATGCTGTTAAAAATTATATTATGTATACATATTTAAATAAATATGATATTTGTGGTTTTTTTGAACCAAATGTTATTTTTTATCCAGATTTTTTAAAAAAGGCATCGTCCATTTTAAATAATGGCAGTTATATAGTTGGATCGTGTTATTCAAACAATGAAGAATTATCAAAAAATGGTTATAAATTTACTAATTATAAAAAATCATTTTCTTCAGATGAAGAATCAAATGAATGCAATTTTTTTACAAATCGTTTAGTTATAGAAAGCATTAAACCTTATAATCTTTTTCAAAAAGAAAGAACTCCGTTATCAATTATAGGAGATAACTTTCTTTGCCATAGATTTACAGAAAAACTTTATTTGGTGAAGCAATAATGGATATGTGCATTATCATTCCAGCTGCCGGAATTGGAAAGCGCATGAAGTCTCATGGGCCAAAAGCAAATATTAAAATAGATGAAAAAAATACTGTAATCACAAGAATATTATCAATAATTAAAAAAAGTTTTGGAAAAACAGAAACAATTGTAGTTTTAGGATTTCAAAAAGAAAAGTTATTATTTCAAAATAACGATCCAAAAGTTATAGTTAATAAAGATTTTCAAAATACAAATGTTTCCAAATCAATAAATATTGGAATATCAAATTCTGTAAGCAAAGACTGTTTAATTATTTATGGCGATATTGTTTTTAATAAATCTATTTTTAGTAATTTTGATTTTTCGGAAAGCTTTATTCTTGTTGAAAAGAACAGCAAAAGAACTTCTGAAGTAGGAGTTAATGTTATAGATGGATATGCTGAACATTTTAGTTATGGAATATGTCCAAAGTGGGCGCACATAGTTTTTTTAAAAGAAAAAGATAAAAACATTTTTTTAAGAATCTCTAGCGATGTAAAAACTGACAAGTGGTTTGGTTTTGAAATATTGAATAGAATGATAGATTTTGGAGTTAAGTTAAAAGTAAAGTTTATTGAAGAAATAGTAGAAATAGATACATATTTAGACATAACAAAAGCAAAGAAGTTTGTGAAAAAAAATGAAAATACTTTGTAAGCAAGAAAACGGAAAGCAATATAGAAAACTCTCAGCTATTGGAAAAATATTTTCTGATATAGGAGATGAATTTGTTTTTTGGGATAACAATCAAAAATCGGCATTTGATGCATTTTATGAAAGAGAACCTGATTTATTTATAAGTTGCACTTCAAGTATTAATAAATCAATTATAAAATGTTTAAAAAAATATAATAATACAAAAGTTATATTGCTCGGTTCTTATACATTGGATGGGATTAGTAATAAAAATTTTTGTACAGAAGAAGAATACACAAATATTAAAGAGTTGATGGAACAAACTGGCAAGCCAGATGTACTATTACAAAACTGTACAGAAAAAACATTAAGTTTATGTTCGAGTAAATGGCTAGATTTAGGAATTAACACCCTTGATTTTGCATCTGCTTGCGATATTTATCTTTGTTTTAATCCTATTATACAAGAAAAATTCATATCAGATTTATCATATGTAGGTAATTACACAAATTATAAATCTAAAGAATTTGAAAGCGTATTTTTTAATTTGCTCAAAAATAAAGAACTATCAATAAAGATTTTTGGAAAAAATAAATGTCAATTATTTAATTATCTTGGCTTTGTCGATAACAAAGAAATAAAAGATGTTATTGCCTCTGCAAAGGTATGTCCAACAATTTATCAAAAACACAATTATGAATATGGTTTTGGAATACCTCAATTTTTATTTGATGTGTTTTCTTGCAATGGAATAACCGTCATGCAAAAAAATACAGATACTGATTTTATTTTTAATGACATTGGTATATATGCAGATAATCAAGAAAATTATTTAAATAAAGTCTTAGAGGTTTTAAAAAATATTGATCAATATAAAGATAGTTGTAACGCAATAAAGAAACATATTTATAACAATCATACATATCACCATAGATTAATTCGTGTTTTAAAAAATATAAATTTTGAAAACTATGAAAATAAAATAAATGAAAATTTATTAAGCAAAGGAGTTCTTTAATGACAACTTCTTTTTTGCTAATACCAGACAATAGTAAAAAAAATTTAAAAAGATCTCTTTATCACATAGCCAGATTTACTAAAAAACTTTTAGAAAAAAATGAGAGCTTTGAAGTTGTAATAGTAGACGATAATACATGTGATATTTTTGAAGAAGTTCAAGCTTTTAGAATTAATTATTTCTGGAAGATAGTAAGACCGCACTATCAATCTTTAGAAAAAAACAATTTTAATAAACTATATAATTTTCATTCTTATTCAGAAAAAATAGGTTTTGAAAATTGTGTTTTTGATAAAATAATAAAAATATCTGGATCTACTATACCAATACAAAATACATTAGAAATTTTATATGAAAATCAATCGTCTAAATGGAATTTGATTGATGTTTATGGAATTGATCCTGCCTTAGAAGATAAAATTGATTTACATGGAATATTCTTTCCAAAAGAAATATTAGATACATATAAATCTAATCCCATACAAACAAAAGACTATCTTAAATACAAAAGACCTATTTTTGGATCTGTAAAAAAAGACAACTATTGGACTAATGATTATAGCTTTGTAAGCGATAATTATGCATTTTGTTCATTAGATAAAGTCTGCGATGAGGAACCTACTATTCACAAAGAAAAATTTGAAACATTAAAAGAAAAAATAGAAATATCAAGTAATATTTATGATAATAACTAAAACGCCTATTTCATTTTCGTTGCTTGGAAACGGAACTGATTTAGTATCATGGTTCTCACAAAACTATGGTTTAATATTAAATTTTTGTATAAATAAATATGTTTATGTAATAGCTAGAATAAAAAATAAATTTGAAAAAAAAGAAACTGTAGATAATGAAATTGTTGAATTAGTATTTAAGCACTTTGAAAAAAATAAAATAAATTGTTCTGATATAAAAATAGATTTCTTTTCTGATCTTCCTGATAACAACGAACATAAATATGCTTTGATTTTTGGTTTAGTTAAAAGCATTTTTAGTTTAAAGTCTATATATTGCAGCAATGTTAAATTAATTAGTTTTTCGCAAGAAATAGCAATGACTCTTTTTAAAGATAAGTGTTCATATTCAAAAATATATGCTTCTTGTTTCGGCGGAATTTCTTTTGCAAAATTAAATAAAAACAATGATATTTCATACAGTCCTTTAAAAATAACAAATGAACAAATACATTTTTTACAAAAAAGAATATTTATTTATTTGTTAACTGAAAACAATCAAGACAATATAGAACTAAACGAAAAAGAAAAATGGACAATATTAAGATATGCAGAAGATGGTTTAGAAAGCCTTTTGTCATTTAATATTGATAGATTTTTAAACATTGTAAAAAACAATTTTAAGATAAAACATTTAAAATGTACTGGTCAAAACTCAATCGAGTTTATTAATAAATGCATGTTTTCTAAACTTGAATCATTTGATTTAAGTGATAACTTATGTTATGGAATTATATATTCAAAAGAAGATGCAGAAAATACAAACTTAAAATTACTAAAAGATTTTGAAGCTATAAATTTTAAATTTGATTTTAATGGGAGCCAAATAATTTTATGAGAATCGGATTTGCTGTTAATAGCGATTGTAACTCGCAACTAATACATACCATATTTGAAAATACTCGATATTTTATAGGAGATGTACTGCTTTTCTGCGAAAACAAAGGCAAATCTTTACTAAATTACAATATGCCAACATTTTCTATTGAAGATTCATTTTATTTTGTTAGTTCTCCATTGGTTTCTACAAATATAAAAACAGCTGAAAGTATTTTAAAAAATGGTTCAAAATCAGAAAAATATTTATATTTATACGATTTAGAATGGTATTTTAAAAATGACTTTAAGTATAACGATTTTGAAAAAATATATAGAAATGAACAATTAAAAATAATTGTAGAAAATGATGAACACGCAGATATTTTTAAAAAATGTTGGAACAGAGAACCGTGTGCAGTAATACCAGAAATAGACCTTAACAAGATTTACAGGTTGTACTATGGACATACAAAAAGTAATTAATTGTTATTTAAATGAAAACATGTCTACATATGAAATAGCTAAAAAGTTTAAAACTTATCCAAATAAGATAAGGCGTGAATTAATTAAAAACGGAATTGAAATAAGAGATCATTCTGAAGCTCAGTCAAAAGCTTTAGAAACTGGAGTAGCTAAACATCCAACAAAAGGTAAAAAGGTTAAGCAAGAAACTAAAGATAAAATAGGCGAGTCTATGTTAAACAATTGGAAAAATATGCCCTCCAAAGAAAGAAAAAGACGATCTGATGTATCAAGAAAAAATTGGGAAGCAATGTCAGATTCTAAGATTGAAGAGTTAAGATATGAAAGCGCTTTAGCTTTAAGAAGAGCTAGTATAGAAGGAAGTCGTCTGGAAAAATATTTAATGAATGGGTTAATGGGCATGGGATATTCAGTATCTATGCACTATTTATTTGCCGAAAAACAACATATTGATTTATTTATATCATTGTCAACAAAAAATCTAAAAGGCATAGCTATTGAAGTTGATGGCCCAACACACTTTAAGCCAATATGGGGAAAAGACAGTCTTGCAAAGAGACAGAAAAGCGATAATAAAAAAACAGGTTTATTATTATCTAATGGTTTTGCTTTGATTAGAGTTATTACTAAAGGTGATGATTCTGATATTCGCATGAAAAAAACCTTGACCAAGATAGATCAGACGATACAATCTTTAAAAGACAGCAAAGAAAATTATTTTGAAATTTATACTGAGGAGTTTTAATGTCTGATAAACCAAGTTTTAATTCGCCCGAATGGAATGACTATGTGCTTTCTTTGTTCACTAATGAAGAATTGGTAGATGGCAATCCTACTGTAGATGGACTAAGGCGTGTTACAGAGTTAGTTCTTGGCAAGATAAATAAGACTCATGTTGATATTGTTCAATGTCCAACTATGTCTAATGGTTATTGTTGTGTTCTAAAGTATAGGATAGACATTCTTCCAGATAATGACCCAGAGCAAGACATTCTGTCTTATGAAGCTGCTGCTGATTGTAGCGCAAGTAATTGTGATGCTAGGTTTGCAGTATTTGCTACAGCTGTTGCAGAAACAAGGGCTGAAGGTCGTGTGCTAAGAAAAGCATTGAGATTGAGAAAAGTTATTGCTGCTGAAGAAGCTGTCGCCGTTCCACATGAAGATGCACTTTCTGATGGAAAAATAACTCAAACTCAGATAAAATTTATTGAGGTACTTTGTCAGAGGAATGATATTAATATTACTAAGTATCTTTCTGCTGCAAAAGACTTTAAATTTACTGGACGATTAGAAGACATTCCTTATAAGAGTGCAGTTACTGTTATTGCACACTTAAGCGAAATGCAAAGGAATAATGCTTCTATCTCCCCCAAGTTCAAGGGTTTTGAACAAGACTGGAGAAAATGATGAAGGCTAATGTAAAAGTGCATTTTGGCACAATTGAAATTGACGGAGATAGCGTAAAAGATATCTTCCGAGAAATGGCAAATGTCCATGAAATTTTCAATGAGTCAAAATGTGGTTGTTGTGGCGGAACTGATATTAGACCAAGTACAAGGAATGTTGAAAAGAATAAAAAGACATACGAATATTTTGAATTTGTATGTAATAATCCAAAGTGTAGGGCTAGATTAAGCTTTGGACAGCGACAAGATGGTGGCGGACTATTTCCTGTTAGAAGGCTTGATGAAAACGGAAAACCAGATCGTGAAAATGGACAATATGGACCACACAATGGATGGTCGAAATATCGTGGCGAAGCAAAAGAAGACTGATTTTATATCAACTATTTTGCTTACAAATAGCTACATAGCAGAAAAGCTAAAGGCTATGACTGTAGATGATTTAAGAGGGGAGATTGAATGGTTTAATAAAACCGATCTCCCCTTCTCATCTGATATGAAAATGCTTTTTGAAGAAGAACTAAAGAGTCGTATTAGAGATACTCAAGGCTTACATAAAGCCCGTACTGAGTCTTAGATCCAATTCCTGTTGGCGATGCGCTAAGAGCAACATACCAATCATGTCTTAATCCAGATCCAGTAGTATTTCCAACGGCATTTAATCCGCTTGTACCAGGACTATTTCTTAGTGTTAGAAATGTTCCTGTTTCCGTAACATTTGTCCAAGATCCAGAACCAGAGCCAGCAACAGACTGTGATGGATCTGGATGAATAACTTCATAAGCATATGTACTAACACCGCTAGCTTTATTAGCTATGCTACTACGATCATAAATAATCATTTTAGCATTTTGAGTTCTAACTTGAGTTGTTGGATGAGTAAACCTAATATTTAAAGTTGATAAGTAGTTTGGTATTCCAGTCACATTTATTGGAGTTGAACTACCTGGAGTTTCTTGACCTAGTATGGCAGAAGCAGCAGCGATATATTTTACATTTCTCGCTTCTGGTCCTTGCGAAACACCAGAACTATTAGTTAAAAATGTTCTTTCTTGAAAATTGTTTACTTGTACAGATGTTCCAAATCCGTTGCCATAAAAACCAAGACCGCTTCCAGAAACAGCATTAATAGAAAATTCGCCATTTACTATTGTGTTTGGATTAATATAGAACGCTATACTTGGGGTAGACATTTGTATTTTCTCCTATTATTCAATAATAATTACACCATTTTTGATACTTCAAACCTATGAATAGCCTCTAAAAGCTCATGAGTTTGTACATGTTTTGAAAAATGTTCTGTTACTTCATTATAATTTAATCCTAGCTCATGCCAACCTATTAAATAGTTAGCTATTCTATCAATTATACTTAATTTATATGGTACTCCATTTGGGCGAGCAAATCTATGTACCCATTTTAAAAATGGCAAACAAAGCGTTTTTCCACCTTTTTGACGAACTTTTTCCTGTATATAACCCTCTTCGCCACCAAACCCTTTAAACTTCCTATTAAACCAAGGCCAATTAGCCTTTTTCATGCAAAAAAGACCCATTCCTTGCATTGGTATGTCAAATGGATATCCGGCATATACTTTTGGATCTGTTCCCCAAACACCATACATATGTCCAGACCACTCTGGTTTAAAATGTGTGGCTATATTTTGTAGATCATCGTAGAGTAAAGGCCCTTGTAATAAATCCTTTTCTGGATTATGTATTGCTATATAGTCTTTTAAATTTCTAATAACATTCTGTGGAAGCAATATATGAGAATCTATACATAGTACATAATCTTTAGTCGCTCTTTCAAAAACAAAATTTTTAGCTTCTGATGGAGTATGAGCAGCTGATGGCTCATGAAAATATTTACTTCCTGTATTTTCGCATAATGTTTTTAAATCTTTACAACCTTTTTCTTCTGTATCTATTACAAGTATTTCGCAATTATCCATATCATGATATAGACGCAGCGCCTGTGTCGTGAAGTAACAGCCATCAAAGTCTTTATATGTAGGAAGACCGATAGTTAACATTTTATATAAACTCATCTAAATAAAATTTTATCTGTTCATAACCATCTGCTTGATGTTCTACTATGCCATCAAAATCAAATGTCATTGTAACAGCATTATTTAATGACACTATACATTCTGCTTTTCCTGATTGAACTAAATTATTAGTTCCACCACAATTATATGAATCTTCTATTGTAAATTTAATAGTTTTTCCGTTATTAGTTATTAACCAAGGATTTCCTTGAGTTCCACTATATGATACTTGCCAATCTAATGCTATGTTTTCACTAAATCCAAAATTTGCTTCATAATATGCATTTTTATGAAATAAATTATCCCAAGTTGTAAAATCAATTTTTATTCTAAATGTTTGAGAAATTAAATATGGAAAACTCTTATAAAATGTTTTAGATGGAGGACCACAAAGACAACTAAGACCTTTACCTACAGATTTTCCTATTGCAATAAGAGAACTTGGATTTTCGCAATTAGTTATTCCTCCTAAAACAATTGGGGCTTCACTTCCATCCGAATTAATCGGAAATAAATTAGAAATTTCATTTTTTACTTGTTTAAAATATGGATTTTGTTGATAACTTCCACCTTTTCCAATTATATCTCCAATTTCTATTATTTTAGTTAAGCTTGAACTTTGAACCAATTGATTGAATAATCCAACATCATATTCATATAATTGCAAATGACTTTTGCTTGTTATTCCACTTGGCAATTCTCTATCTGTTCCAATAATTGGTATTGAATAGTTATATAGTGAATTATAATGAACAGAACTATCCATAGTATTTATTACTATAATAATTTCGTTATTAGAATTTTGTATTTCTCTATATGAATCATAAATCCAATCTTCCATATTATTTACATAATTATTTATTTGTACAACTTTTACATTACTTAAAAGATTTAAATTGTAAATAAAACCTTTAAATAAATTTATAGCATTTGGTTGCCATTGAGAATAACTAATACTTCCTGTGTTATCTATTATAATAATTATTTCTAATTTTAAATTTTTTGCTATAAGATTTCTGTTTGTTGCTACTGTAACAGATTTATTATATAAATTTAAAAAAAGTAATTTTAAATCACAAAATGTAATTCTTGCTGTAGTAGGACCGCAACAACCACATCCGTCAATTATTTCTATTGACATTATTAAAAACTCGGCGTTGTAGTAGTTGGAGATAAAGTAGTCGTGCTTGTTCCTGCCCCGCTTCCACTATCTACAACTTCTTTTAAAATTCCATTTTTAAATTTCATAACTTTTTTCTCTATAACTAAACTATTTCCACTACAAGATACACTATGCACATAAGGAACATCTTCTGTTTTACCGCTAGGATCTATATCTATAGGTAAACCAAACCATGTATTTAAATTAGCGTCAAATAATCCTATAACATTATTAATTGAATTATCAGTTCTGTCATTCCATTCTCTTCCAGATCCATTAAATATTCTTACTTTAACATACTCGTTTCCTTTAGTTACTAAACTTTGCAAGTCATTTATATAAATATATCCAGACCCAAACTCCCCAGCTTTAATAGGATCATCTTCTGGATCTATATAAAATGTGGCTATACTATTATTAGTCCAAACACCTCTAGCTTCATCCCAAACTAAATCTACTGGACCAGTTTTAAATGAATTATTTTGTTGAACAGTAGATTCTTTATTATCATTACTATCTGGATAAGGTTCACTTATTCTATCTTCACCAACTTTTGGTACTGCTTGTAAAGTATATCTATCAAAACCCCATCCAGAAACCATTAATGGGCCACGCAAAGCAAATGGTTTTACATTTTCAACATCCGTTGTTTCTGCCAATTGATTTTGACCAGTCAAAAATGATGCTGCGTATATACTTTGAACATCATTAAAAACATTAAATGGATTAAGATTTACCGAATTTAATAAAGCTGTTTCATTTTCTGGGTTTGTAAGAACTGGTAAATAAACTTTTAAATTTTCAAGCGGACCAGGAACTTCTCCATAAGCTCCATAGAAATTTAAAAATGGCCTAATAAGACCATCTAAAGACATAGCTGCCATATTTTGAACATCTGTTGTTAAAAAACCAGTACAAAATCTTGCTATGTCTTCTTGATCTCCAGTATATATATTATTAGCTATAACTTGGTTATCATTATCTGTTATCGAAGCATCAGTAGTAGACATAAAATAAATATGAGGACTGTTTTTGTTTTTACCTAATTTTCCACTTTTAACTCTTTTTTTCGCTCTTACTAAAGCATCACGACCAGCCCTAGCTGATAAACCAAGTTCTGCAAGAGAGTAGTCTGTAGATGACGCTGTTTCTATAACTCTTGATCTAACATCTTTTAACCCATCGCTAAATGTTTTTAACTGATTAATTCTTGTTTGATTTAATGTACCAAACTTTGGCGAAAATCTTCTAAAACGATATGTGGTTTGAAATCCTGACTTAGAATCAATATTTATATTGATAGAACTTAAAGAAACGCCAACCATTTGCATTATATTTCCAAACTCAGTATTCGGTAATCCAGTTACAGTTAAATCACCTTCTTCGTTATATTGTAGAAAACTTAAATTGCTTGCTACTTTTTGTTTGCCATAAGCATCCATTAATGCGGTGCTGCCCCAATTCCAAGGTGTTAAACTAGGTTCTAATTCAACTTCTGTTTTTCCGGCACGACCAATTACACCCCAAGGACCATAACTTAAAAGCTTATCTCTTACTGGTATTCCAGCAGCTATTGGATTATTTGGAACATCAATAAATCTTCCGCCTGTTTTTTTCTGCCCTGTTCCTGTTTTTATTCTAACCGTTTTTAGTCCAGCATCCATTGTTTCAGATTTTAAAACAGCCATTAAAGTATTCCATATTGGATATGGATATTTATCAAATTGCATTCCGTATGAATAAATTGCTAAATCATTAGTTACAAAAGCCGGAGAGTTAGTATATGGTATCCCTTGATTACCTTGATTTCCTGGTACTGCAAGAACCATTTCGGCGGAGCTTTCAACAGGAACTACATATCCGCCCAAATTTGACGATATAGAGCCAGTAACTTCTTTTTCTGATATTAAAAATGGCTTAAATCTTAAATCGCTAGCATTTATTAATTTTGTTATATTATAACCATCACCAAATTGTACTTGACCATCTTCAAATTCTTTAAACCAAGCCGATTGAGTTAATTCACGACTAAATTGATATTTATCACCTTCATTACGAACATAGATTTGATCACCAATAGAAAATGCAAAACCCATATCTGAATATGTTTCATTTAAGGCATCCATTAATAATTGAACATTTTCACTATATTCATCTATTCCTTGTATGCCAGCCCTTTCATCTTGTAATGTTTCTCCAAAACCACTATCTCTAAACAAATTTGGCTTACTTGTTCCAGCCGGACCACCTAAAGCTAAATGCAAATCATATCTAAATCTTTTTAAATAATCTTGAAAACTTTCATCATTTCCTCCATCTCCTCCAATTTTACACTCATGAGCTAATTCTAATTCAAAAAGCATTGAAACTAATACAGTAGTTCCTAATAGATATGCCAATTTATTATTCTTGATTAAAACAGGAACAATGTCAGTATATACTTTATAGTATTTAAATTGATCGTCACCTTGCCATCCAGCAGCGTCTTCTTCTTCATTGCTTGGTAATGATGCGCCATTCAACGATCTTTTTACTAAGGTTACTAATGCTGGCTGTCCAAATATAGGATTGCCATTAAAATCTTTTCCGTAATATCTAGAACCATTATTAGTTAAATATATTTGTTCTATATTAGGTCCAACTAACATACTTGATGTTGTGTTTTCTTTTGCTAAACTAACACCTCTGTTATAACTTGAAACATTATTACCAAGTCCATTTGCTACCAAGTCTTGTAGTGCAGTTACTGGAAATTGATTGTATGTTGATACAACACGGACTGTAATAACAAACCCATTTAATTCTACGAAGTAATCTAGCGCTAACTGTGAACATACGCTAGATATCATTGACAACAAATCTGTTT